TTAAGTCTTTAACATGGAGAGTTGTCGCAATGGTTTCAGGGTTTGTAACTCTTTACGCTTTGAGCGAAGATATTAGTCTGGCTACTATTGCTACACTAATAACCAATGGGGTTAACTTTGTGGCATACTATTATCATGAAAGAATTTGGAATGCTGTTGGGTGGGGTAAAGAATGACAGTAACTAAAGCAAGATCATTTGCCAAGGCATTAAGTTATCGCATATGGGGAACTCTTTCCTCTGTTGCTGTTGCCTATGTCATTACAAAAAACGCTTCTCTCTCTGTGACGATTGCGTTTTGGGAAACGGTAGTTAAAATATTCATCTACTACGCACATGAGCGTGGATGGAACTATATACAATGGGGGAGAAAGTAATGACAAAGAATATAGTTGTTGTTGGTGGTGGAAGTGCTGGATGGCTTACTGCACTTAAAGCACAAAGATCATACCCAGACCTAAACATAACTGTTATTGAGTCAACAGAAATAGGAATCTTGGGAGCAGGAGAAGGCTCTACTCCATACCTTGCAGACTTCTTTGACCACCTAAATATTCCTTTGTCTGACCTAATAAAAAACTGTGACGCAACCATTAAGAATGGAATCAAGTTTACAAATTGGAATAATGATGGAGAGTTTTATTATCATGGGTTTTCTACAACAGATAGGTCACTAGGCTTTGATGCTGTGTACGATAAGTATCTTTCTAATAGCCCTCTTATTGCAGCAAGTATTGCTTTAAATAATAGCGTAAAGAAGATAGACTTCACAGAAAAAATTTCAGAGGCCAACAAGGTTCCATTCACTTTAGAAGCAAACAAGAGAGATTTCGGGTTTGTATCTAAAAAAGATCCTATAGATGATTATAAAAAAATAGGAAATATTTCTATACATTTTAATGCTACCAAACTAGCAAATAGACTAAAAGAAATAGGAATAGAAAGAGGAATCAAAGTAGTTGATGGCACAATAAAAAATGTCTCACTAGATAAAGATAACTATGTAAATAGTTTAACTTTAGAAAATGATGAAAAGATTATCTGTGATTTTGTTTTTGATTGTAGCGGATTTCACAGACTAATAATTGGAAAAGTATATGACGCTAAATGGAAAAGTTATAAAGATTTCCTTCCAGTAGATTCTGCTGTTCCATTTTTTGTTGAGATGACAGATAAGATTCCATCCTACACAGAAGCAATTGCTATGAAATACGGATGGATGTGGAAGATCCCACTCCAGAACAGGTTTGGTTGTGGGTACGTCTACGACTCATCTCTTATCTCTGAAGAAGAAGCAGTGAAAGAGATAGAAGAGTTCTTAGGCTATGAGCCAACCTATCCAAGAAAAGACAAGGGTGGCTTTAAGTTTAATGCTGGATGCTATGAAGAGCCCTGGATCAACAACTGTGTTGCGGTAGGCCTTGCAGCAAACTTTGTTGAGCCACTAGAAGCAACATCAATTTGGGTTAGCATTGTAGAGTTGACACAGATATTTGACAATCCGCTATGGCTATTCGAAAACTCGAAAGAGATAAGACAAGAGTTTAACAAGAACATAGTTAGTATGAACAATAATATTTCTGAATTTATATATTTTCACTATATGACTTTAAGAAATGATACAGAGTTTTGGAAAAAGTTTTCATATGAGAATGCACCAAAAGATCTGCAAGAAAAAATTAGCAAGTGGAAGGTCAGACTTCCAAACAAGTTTGACTCTGGAGAGCACTGGTCATCAAATAGTTGGACCTTTGTAGGCTCTGCACACAACACAATTAATAAAGATGTTGCAAAAGCATATATAGAAAATTCTGCAGATTATAAAAAGGGTGTTGATATGTATGACTATTACAAGAAATATCAAGACTATAAGGTGTCAGAGTGTGTAGATCACAGACAATTTTTGGAGGGATTAAAATGAAATTTAGAACAGAGTGGATTAATGCTCTAAAGACAATGAAACACAAAGAGTATTGGAACAAGCCAAATACTGTTGAGTTCTTTGCTTTTATGACAAAAATATCTATTATATTTCCAGGCTTACTATTCGGTAAGCAATGGTGGTGGCTATACATCTTTGCATTGGTATCAAGCCTTGCATTGATTTGGTCATCGACAGTAAAGACTTTGCCTACAATTATTTGGTTTAATATCCTGTGGACAATTCTTGCTGTAAGTGCTATAATTAAACATTGGGTCTAAGGGGGCTTATTATGTATCAGTATTATGTAAGAAAAGTAGAGAACGTAGTAGATGGAGACACCATTGACGTTCTAATTGATTTAGGGTTTGACATTTTGTTTTCATCTCGTGTAAGATTGGCTGGTATTGATACTCCTGAGTCTCGCACAAAAGATCTTAAGGAAAAGGCTCTTGGCCTTGAGTCTAAAGAATATTTAAAGAAGGCTCTAAAAGATGCCAAGTCTGTTGTAATCAAGACTGAGAAGATGGATTCATCTGAAAAGTATGGCCGTATCTTGGGTTGGATATACGTCAATGATGACACAGTGTCTTTAAATGACATGATGATTAATGATGGCTATGCATGGGGATATCTGGGCGACACAAAGGTTAAGGACTTTGACGCACTTGCAAAGGCTAGAAAGAAGTCTGGGAAGTAATGAACCTAAGAAGCCAAGCAATGGTAGAGCATTTAATTATGCAAGGTGCCATAGAGATGGCTGGAATAGATGAAAAAGGCGAGATGCTTTATTCAATCACAGACAAACTAGAACTGGTTAATCCAACACTATATGCAGAATTAACAGAACAATATAAGCACCATATGTTTCAAATGATAAAGCAAGGTCCTAAAGCCATGAACTGGAGACTGAGGGTTTAAAGAAAAGTGATACAATCGTTATCTGGGGGCATTCATGAATAGTCTGTATGGAGCGTTGGCTTTAACTGTTCCTTTATTATTAATAATAGGATACATAGTCTTCTTTAAAAAGGAAAAAGTTTATGAGCCTATGATGACTCAATCTATGATCCATAATCAATACTCCAAGCAGAGAAAATATATTGAAAAGATAAATAGAAAAAGCCAGTCAAAAATTCGTCAAGAAAAAGAAAATGTTAGAGTTATCATTGTTGAAAATGAAGCGTACTGGATTAAAGACAATGGGTTTTATACAGCACCAATGGTAGACAATTTGATCAGCAAAGACTCTGCGATACAAGTTGACACGAGCACCATGGATAAGGTACAATTAGACAAGATGTTATTCATACTGGACAAACTAAGAGAAGGGATAAGCAATGATAGTAGGGGTGCAGGGAACGACTAGTTTCAACAACTACAATATTTTTCTTAGAGCAATGGCAGTTGCATTATCTGAATTAGAGGAAAGTGACAAGGAGTTTTACTTGTACACTGCTGGTCCATCAAATATTAGTGCAATGGCATCTGAGTTTGTTAACCTTTCTGAAAGAGGAATGAAGTCTAGAGGAAAGTCTATTAAATTATTTAGAGTTACTCCCGAATGGATTGAAGAAAACATGAACAGTTTTAATCATTTTGCTTTTGTTTCTAATCCAAAAGAGCAGACTTCTCGAATAGTAAATTTATCAAGATCAAAAAATATCAACACAAACGTATACAACTTCTAAGGAGCACACATAATGGTATCAATCAGTTCTCTTGAAAAAATGGAAGCAATTGTTTCCAAGAACAGCAACCTTTCCTGGGATGGATGGGATGTTGTAGAGATGACAAGGTCAGATAAGGCCTTTACATCAAAGCAAGGAGCATTAAAAAATAATGCTTGGCACTTAAAAAAGATCTTTGTCGTTTCTAGAACTGGATGGGAAATACCTGACAAGTATGTAAGGTAATATGAATAAGTATGAGTGGAAAGATAATGCTGCATGCTTAGATTATGATACAAATGTATTCTTTGATAAGTATGAAGAAGATGAATTACTAAGGCCTGCCGTAGACTTGCTATGTTCTAAGTGTCCTGTAAGAAAAGAATGTTTTTCTGTAGGAGTTTCTGGCAAAGAGTGGGGTGTATGGGGTGGTGTATACTTAGAAAATGGAGAAATATCAAAAGAATTTTCTAGCCATAAAACAAAGACAGACTGGGGAGTAACATGGCAGTCCCTAACAATGGAGTAATATGTATACAGATCAGATGAGAAGAGCATTCAGATCTCTTAGATGTCCTGAAGGATTTTCTTTAGAGTTAGTAGATAATGACACATTCATAACTGTTAAAGCAAAAGAAAAAGTCTTTATGTCTCTTGAAACAGTTGAAAAGAAAAAGCAGGCAATAGAGTATATGATTCGTGTTAAAAAAGCACTAGAAGATAATGGAGCGATTGTTCTATTAGTAAGAGAAGGTGGTAAAGAATTATGATTGAGTTAATTTTTATATGTATCTTGTCTTCTTTAACCTTGCTTTTCTTGTCTTTGTACGCTATACAAAAAAGGGCCAACAAGGTTCTTATCTCAAAGACTTTGGAGGCTTTGCTGCTACAGCAATTGACCAGGGAAGCAGGCAAGACAGATAAGGATCAGTCTAATGAGGATTTTTTGAAATTTGTTTCAGATTCTCGTGATTGGGCATACCAATACATAGAAGAGGTACAGGCTGGCCTGAGTTCTTTTATTAATGAGGTTGGCCCACAGATTGACTACTATAATGAGTATGGTTCATCAGTTGAGGGCATGCTTGCCCCTCATGATTTTGCTTTAAAAAAAATATCTTCAGAATTTGAAAAGTTAAAAAAACTACTCCCAGAAGACTATGATAGAATAATGTAATGATACAACTAAAAAGCACAAAGAACATTAATCTATTCATCTGTGAAGAAGAGTTTTGTGAAGAAGAAAGCACCCGTATCTGGGCAAATTCTCAAACAAGAATAGTTGATTTGTGCGATTATCACTACATTAAGGCAACAGAATGAAATTTTATTATTTTGGTGGAGTAATGGGAAACCCTGAAGATCCAAAAGATCCCTCAAACCTAAACAAGCATAACTTTTCTGGAGTAATGTTTACACATGATATCCCAGAAGGAGACATGTTTGTAAAGACAGCAAAAGATATAGAAAAAGGCGAAGACATTAAATACTTAGTGGCCATTCGTCCATACACAATATCTCCTCAATATCTTTCTATGATAAATAGATCTATGGATAGGATAGATAAAGGCAGACTTCAAATTAATTTAATTTCTGGATATATAAAAGACCATGAAGACGGGGTTGGTGGTGTTGTTGGAGATATTAATGATAATTCCAGTGCCCTTGACAGATCAAACTACATGATAGAGTTTCTTAAAGTGTTAAATGAAATGGACCAAGACAAAGAGTCTCCAGGATATTGGCGTGATCCAAACCATAGAAACAAGTTAGACATATATGTATCAACAACGAATAGTTACGTCTTTGAAGCAGCAAAAAAATATGGTCACAAGATTATTTTGCCTTATCATATTTATGCTCGTAGGGGCTGGTCCGATTTTCTAAAGCATCGTTCTGCATCAGTGCCACTTGAATTAGACGGGATGGAAGTGATGATTGCAATTACTCCCGTTATTAGAAAAACAGAAGAAGAACTTGACTTGCTAACAAACCATGTAGTTAGACCAGTGTGGAGAAAGGGAGAGGTTCCACAGCCCGTTCTTGATACTGCCTACCTTACATATGATCAGTTTGACGATCTTGTAAAGACTCTTGAAAGTAGAGGTATAAACCATATGCTTATTAATGCGGTACCGTCAGAAGAAGTAAACGTAATAGTTCCATTTATTAAACGATATGTAGAGGAAAATAAAAAATGAAAGATGTGATGCTATCAGTATTAACAGGTTTTGGATGTGGTGTAGTATTTGCTGCATTCAAATTGCCAGTCCCAGCACCACCAGTTTTTGCGGGAGTCGCAGGAATTATTGGTCTATGGATTGGTTTTACAGTACTAACAAAAATAATATCCTAGGAGGAAAATTATGAATCAACAAATCAAAAACGCACTAGCGTCATACGGAAGATCAGTTCTTGGAGCAGCAACAGCAATGTATGCTTCTGGTGTAACTGACCCTAAGACACTAGCATACTCACTACTTGGAGCACTTGTGCCCGTTGTATTGAGAGCAGCCAACCCTAACGATCCTGCATTCGGCAAGATGCCATCTGTAGAAGAGGTAGACAGAGCAGTTAAGACTGCTAAGGTTGTTAAGAAGACCGCAAAGAAGGCTCCTGCAAAGAAGTCATCTGGCGGAGGAAAGACTCAGCAAGTAAAGTAATCTCACTCTAGACTAGCAGGCTTGTTATTTGACAGGCCTGCTTTTCTATGCTATAATATTTATACCTGCCCAATATGGGGGGAATTAACTTATTCGCTTGAAAGGGGAATAACATGGTAACAAAGTACGCTATGGATCTATTTAATGATCCTTTTTTTATTGGCTTTAACAGAGAGTTAAATCGCCTAAATACTGCACACAAAACAAACTCACAGTCATACCCTCCGTATGATCTTCTTAAACTAGATGAAGACACATATCAGATCTCGCTGGCTATTGCTGGTTTTTCAAAGGAAGATATTGATGTATCCGTAGACAATGGAACACTAATTATTAAGGGTGAGATTGTAGAAGTAACAGATGCAGAGGTAGTTCATAAAGGCATCGCAGGAAGAAAGTTCGTAAGATCTTTTGCACTGGGAGAATATATGGAAGTAACTTCT